CCTTAGCGTCGCCGAGGGTGACGCGATCGAAACCAAGTCTGCTGTCTCCGACAAGCCCTGGGACGCCGCCGCCGCCCGCCAGCGGCTCGCGAAGTGGGCCAGCAGCGATGGGAGCGGTGACAAGGACACGATCGACTTCGCGAAGTACGGCCGCGCGTTTCTGTACTGCGACGAGTCTGCCAGGGACTCGCTGGGCAGCTACAAACTCCCGGTGTATGACGTCGAAGGCGGCAAGCTCGTGCTGGTCAAGGCCGCCCTCCGTGCCGCTGCCTCAGCCCTCGGTGGCGGTCGCGGTGGCATCGATATCCCCGAATCCGACCTTCCTGCTGTCAAGGCCAGGCTCGCCAAGCTCGAGAAGGAGGCCGGTGTCGGTGAGGCCCAGAAGTCCCATAAGTGCCCCGATGGCTCGTGCGAAGGGGAGTGCAAGGACATGGACGATGGCGACGACATGGAAACCGAGGGCTATCACTGCAAGATGTGCAAGGCGGTTGCCGATGTCGCGAAGTCCATCAAGCACTCCGGCGATTACGGCATGGCCTTCTTGAATCACGAGACGAAGACAGTCCACCACACGATGGCCGACGGGGATGGCAAACCGGACTTCGACGGATCCGACGAAATCAAGGCGAAGTACATGGCCATCCCTGGCATCAAGGCCGTCCAAATCGGCGATGAGTATTCGCCGAAGGAAGAAGACGGATTCATGCAGGTCCACCCGCCGAAGCGGGCCAAGGCGATGGCCGAAGGCTCGGGTGCCGCTGGCGGTTACGCCACGAAGCCCGAGGACAAGGCCAGGCCGATCGACGACGATACCGACGAGGGGCCTGATGAGCCGGATGGCGATGACGACGCAGACGATCTCGATGAGGCGGGTGGCTTCAAAAAGGGCATGCACGTCCGGATCAAGGCCCCGCACTACCGGGGCGTGGGCGTCGTCCAGGGCGTCTACGACAAGGGGCACGTCCCCAACGTCGATGAAGATCTTCGCGCTACCGCCGCCGAACCCGCCGCCCGGGTCAAGGCGTACAAGGCGTTCGGTGACGGTCATATGCCGACCGAGCATCACGTCGGGGCCATGTGCAAGCACCTCGCACCCCTGCCCGAGCCACTAAAGGCCCCCAGCAAGCCTGCCAAGACCCTCGAGCCGGTCCCCGCCCGCAAGGCCAAGGCCACGCCGGCTGCGAAGATTGAGCCGCTGCCGCCGCTCGTGGCGATCTCCGACGAGGAACTCCAGCGCCAGGCCCTCGAGCAGATTCAGTCGATCCCGACGATGGTCAAGGCTGAACTCGATCGGGTTCTTGGCGTCGTATGACGCCCCAATCCACCCTCTCTTCCTACCTCGGCAACCGCCCGCATTCGCGGGTCGATATATCGCGAACTGAGACGACAGCCCGGTCCCTCCGAGCCGTCCTCGAGACGGACGGACGCGGGCCGCGTTGAGCGATCCGGCCCCGCGTGGCTGTTTCCCACCGCACCGACAACCCCAAAGGGTTTTCACTTCCATGCGCATCAAACTCCTGAAGAATTTTGATTCCTACAAGGCGGGCGACATCGTGCCCGTCGATGACACCACCGGCCAGAAGTACGTCGATCTCGGTTTTGCCGAGAAGGCAACCGAACCCAGCCCGCTCGAGAACCTCGGCGAGATCATTGCTGCGGGCGTGGCCAAGGGCCTCTCGTCCGTCGAGACCAAGGCCCACAGCGTGCATCCCAACAGTGCCGCCGCGATCGTGGCCGGTGAGTCCGAGGCCGACCGGGTCAAGTCATTCGCCGATCAGGTCAAGTGGATCACGATCGCCCAGTGCCCGAACCTGTACCCCGGCCGCCAGCTCGAGGCACGAGATCACCTCGAGAAGGTCTACGGCTCGACCTTCCGGCAGTTCGAAACCAAGGATCTGGCCGAAGGCTCGGGCCAGACCGGCGGCTACACGGTCAAGCCCGACTACGGCACCGAGCTGCTGCGGATCGCCCACGAGCAGTCGATCGTGCGGCCCTACGCCAACAACAAGGTGCTGCCCGCCCGCGAGGCGTGGTATCCCATGCTCAACCAGACGCTCACACCGTCTGGCACGCAGAACGCGCCGCAGTCGGCGTTCTTCGGCGGCGTCAAGATGTCGTGGTCGGGCGAGGCGCAGACCGGGACCAAGACCGAGCCGCAGTTCAAGCAGGTCCACGTCAAGACCAACGAACTTCAGGGTCTGACCAAGATCAGCAAGTTCCTCCTGTCCGATTCGTTCATCGCGATGGACGCCGAGCTCAAGTCGCTCTTCTCCGACGCGATCGCGTGGGCGGAGGACTACGCCTTCCTCGCGGGTGACGGCAACGCCAAGCCCCTGGGCGTGCTCAACGCCGCCGCGACAATCACCTACGGCTCGCGCGCTACGGCCAACTCGTTCAAGTTGGCCGACGCCGCGAACATGATGGGCGCCATGCTCCCCCAGAGCCGGCCCAAGTCGGTCTGGGTCATGGTCAACAACGCCTTCCCGCAACTCGTGCAGTTGGTTGACGGCTCGGGCCGCGTGACCTACGTGCCCAACGTCGGCACCGGCTACGGCGAGGCGAAGCTCGCCGCCGGCCAGACCGGGTTGCTGCTGTTCGGCCGCCCCGTGTTGTTCACGGAGAAACTGCCTGCGCTCGGCACCGCCGGTGACGTGCTCCTGGCCGACTTCTCCAAGTACATCACGGCCGACACCGGCACGCTGGAGATCGCCGCGAGCGACCAGTTCGCGTTCGACACCAACCAGATCACCTACCGGATCATCGAGCGCGTCGACGGCCAGCCGCAGGTCGACGGTGCGCTGTACCAGCAGGACGGCGCGACCCAGATTTCGCCGTTCGTGATCCTCCACGCGTAATCACAGAGGTTGATACGTTGGGCGGGACCGTCGGGTTCCGCCCTCCTTCCTCCGCACATCGAACCCCAAGGGGATCCCTCACCCATGAATGGGACCGAACTCCTGACCGAAGCGCTCGCGATCGCCGCCGACGGCATCCACTCCGCGAGCCAGTCCACATCCGAAAAGTTGACCGGCGCCATCGACCTGGCGCAGTACCCGCAAGTCCTCTTCATCGTGGACAGCGGCACCCTCGGCGCCTCGGGCACCCTCGACTTCCAGGTCAAGGGAGCCACGACCTCGGGCGGCACCTACTCCGCGATCAGCGGGACCGCGATCACGCAGCTTGTGGTCGCCAGCAACAACAACCAGTACGCGCTTGTGCTCGTCACGGCCGAGAAGATTCAGTCGCTCGGCACAAATATCCGCTACGTCAAGGGGAGCCTCGTGCCCGGGACCGCCGCGAGCAACTCGGCGGTCATCGCGCTCGGGATCCTCGGCCGGTTCAAGCCCGTGACGCAGCCGACGGCGGTCACGCAGACCCTGACGCTCTGGCGTTAATCGATCGCCCCGGCTTCGTGGTGCGTCACGGAGCCGGGGCGCAACCTTCCTCACCTGGGAACCAGGAACCCATGCTCCTCCAGATCAACGATCTTGTCATCAACCAGGATCACATCGTCTCTGCCCGGCTCCGGACCCGCGAGGCGCATCCCGTCCTCAAGCGGGGGTTCGTGGACGACGCAGTCAAGCTCCACCTGAGCAGCGGCGAGACGGTCGCGCTCTTCGATGACGAGGCGCAGGCCGTGCGTGATTTCCTGGCCAAGGCCGGCACGACCGACATCACGCCCAAGCCCGCCCCCGAGCCGGCGCCCGCCGTGCCGAAGGCTGCCGCGAAGGCCGATCCCGCCCCAGCCAAGTCTTGACCCAGAGTCTGACCCGGAGATCGGAGCCGTCCTGAGACGCCCATGTTGACCCCGCCCCAAAACAAGATGTTCGCGGCCTCCACCACCAAGGCCGGGCCACCCCCGCCCGACGCCCCGCGAGGCCACTGCCCGGCGTGCGGCGCAAGCGGCCCGCTCGTGGTGGACCGACGCGGCGGCAAGTCCCGGCCCGTCGTGTTCGGCTGCCGTTGTCTGACACCCCCGCTTCCGATCACCCTCGATGGCCCTTCCCGAGCGTGACCGCCTGTCGAAGCCACCCGCCTCGCCTGTCTGACCCGAATGACTCCGGGGACCACCGATGCCCACCACCACACGCATTCCACTCCCGGATATCGCCCTAGCCACGAGTGCGGTCAACACGCTCGTCGTGTCTGCCGGGCCTGGCCAGGTGCCGACCACGCCAAGCACGCTGACCTACAATGCCTCGACGCAGACCCTCTCGGTCGGTGCGGTGGCGGCGGTGCCAAAACTCAACACGGGGACTGAGACCGGGACGCTCGCTAACCCCAACCCGCAGACGCTCTTCAAGCACCAGACGATCGATCCCGCGCGGGGTCGATGGGATTTGCTTGCCTACGGCGATTTTTTTTCCAACGGCTCTTCGCAGGTATGGGATCCAGGTCTGTTTATTGGTTATAATCCCAACCGTGATTTTGCCGACCCCGGCCTCAACAGTGAGCCGTCTTTTACCTACAATCTCGAAGCTTATTACTATGAAGCCTCCACCGGCAAGACGACTGCCGAAGCCTATGTCGAATTCCTCTCGCCGGCCGACGATGGGGTCAACCGTTTCCAGCGCAGGCCCTGGAGCTTCACGCTCGACCGAGCATCGGGAGCGACACGGTTCGGCGTCGAACTCGGCCCCGTAGTGGCTGGATTCGCCTCCTCTTACACGATCGCCGCAGGCCCGGCAACTGGCGGCTCCTTCTCGATCATGAACGTCGTCGCCGGCGCATCGTCTGCGGCCTCGTTGATCCAGTTGCTTTCTCCGACCGTCACCATCGGATCGCACACGGTCAGCGACGTCGACGGCGGCTCATCCGGGACGCAGATCTTCGGCAACGACAACCAGCCCACCCGCTCGCTCGCGGGCAACAACACGACGCTGGAGGTTGGCAGTTGGTTCACCTCGCTGCGTTATAAGACCCCTTCCGGAGTTACGGTCCAGGCGGATACAATCGACGAAATCGATGTCTTTACATTCAATGCAAATGTTCTCCACACAAACCATAAAATCTTCCAGATTCAGCACGTTGGCAGCACTCTGGCCTACGTTGATATTGCTGGCCTGACGGCAACGAACTTCACCAGCAACGGCACGCTGACCGTCGCGGCCGATTCGACGTTCTCGGGCCTAATCAACGCGGCGAACTCGGGTGCGGACGGGGCCTATAACGAAGTCTTTCGCGCTCAGATCGCGGGCAACCTCGGAACGGGCAACTGGCGGAATTCGATCGAGTCGTCATGCTCCTCGGCGGCAGCCAATTCGGGCTTACGGATCAAGCTCGCGACAAGCCAGACCACCCAGGCGGTCGTCGCCACGTTCAAGGGCGACCTCTCGACGACGCTGGCCGGCTCGCTTTCGGTGGGCGGTGGGGCGAGCCTGAGCAAGATCCTCCCGGCCTCGGCCCTCCTCGATTTCCCCTCGATCGCGGCAAGCGGCCAGCAGGAGCTCACCATCTCCGTCACCGGCGCGGCCGTCGGCGCGATGGTGGCGCTCGGCCCCCCTTCGGGACTGGAGGCGGGAGTGATCGTGACGGCCCGCGTCTCCGCCTCGGGCGTCGTGACGGTGCGCGCCGCCAATATCACCGGATCGCCGATCGACCCCGCATCGGCCACCTACAACGTCGTGGTCTTCAACCCGTGAGGCTGAAATGCCCGAAGTCAAAGTGATCGATCTTGCCCACGTCACCGTGGACGGCGTGGTCGCCGGCAGTGTGGTGGACGTGCTGGACAACTATCGCCCGGTCGAGGGCATCAAGGATCTCCTGTTCGCGGCGATCCAGCGATGGTCCGACGATCGCGAGCAGGCCCACGAGGCGGCTGTTGCTTTGCTCCACGAGTGTCACTGCAAGACGTGCGATACCCTGAAGGCCGCGCACGCGACGGCCTTGCAGGACGCCCACGGCAAGCATGGGGCGGCGCTCGACGAAGCGGCGCAGGCCCACGCCTCGAACCTCCAGGCGGCGACTGACAACCATGCGAAAGCGATGGCCTCACTGAAGGAGCAACTCCAGGCCGACCACCGCTCCGAGGCTGACGGGCTGCGTTCGCAGATCGCCGAACTCCGCAAGGTGATCGACGAGCAGAAGACCCTGGTCGACGCGCTCGGTGGCACCGAGCTTGGGCAGCAGATGGCCCGCGAGAAGCGATGCCGGGAGCTACGCGAGGCGATTACCCGGCTCCAGGCGGAACACGACGCGATGGTCGAACCGGAAGGAGCCTAATCGATGGCCGACACCACCCTCGTCCTCGCGTACCCCACCGGCGCGAACCTCTACACCCAGGTCGTGGCCCCGGATAATACAGTCTGGAACGGCAGCGCCTACGTGTCCTTCGTCGTCGCCTCATGGAGCACCTACGCCACCAGCACTCCCGAGACGCCGGCCTCGAGCGGAGTGTACGTGTGCCAGTTCCCCATCGGCTCGCCGGCCGGGAACTACAAGTGGCGGATGTACCTCCGCGCGGGGGGCTCGCCAGCCTCAACCGACGTCGTGGTAGGGACGGGCCAGAGTTACTGGGACGGCTCGACCTTTGGCGGGACATCCAGCGTCACCAGTGGCGTGCCCGCCAACGTGATTCAGAGTGGCACGGCGCGCGGCGGCACGATCAACACGATCACTCTGGCGCTGTCGGCCTCGAGCGTCGACAACACCTACCAGATGAATCAGATCTACCTCTCCGGCGGCACCGGGGCCGGTCAGACCGGGGTCATCGTGTACGGCGGATATGTCGGGTCGACGCGGGTCGCCACCGTCTCGGCCAACTGGGCGACGATCCCCGACAACACCACGTCGTACCAGATCATCCCCCAGGGGGCCGTGGTCGTCGGTGCCATCGGTGGGGCAGCGCGGACGGTGACTCAGGACTATCTTGGGGCGACCGGCGGCGTGGCGAACCTCAAGGTCGTCTCTGCCGCGACCGGCAATCCGATCGCTGGAGCCACGGTCAACGCCTACCTCGCGTCGGCTTTCGCAGCCTCGGGGCCGGGTGCCCCGGTTAGCGCGACCACGACGACCGACGCCAACGGGAACTGGTCACTCAGCCTGGTCCCCTCGACCTACACGCTGACATTCACCTTTGCTAATGAGTCGTCCCAGGCCACATTCACGGTGACTTGATGCCCATCGCCCTTGGCTCCGGCGGGATCGGCATCGCGCCGAACTCCAACGCCGCAATTGATCTGTGCACGGCTGCCTATGCCTCGGACGCGCTGAGCGCCGGGGGCATCACGCTGAGCACGGCCCAGCTCACGATCCTCCCCACGCTCATCACGGCCGCCTCCCGCGAGATCATCCGCTATTGCGGTCGCCAGTTCGCGCTGGCCACCTACGATGAGATCGTCACCCCCGAGGGAGGGCGGCAGGACCGGGGCGAGCCCGCCAGCGTCAAGCTCAGCTACTTCCCCGTGCAGAGCGTCACGCGGGTCCAGACGGGCCGGTCGACCGTCCTCACCGTGAACAATACGGATCAGACCACCAACCAGCTCGCCTCGGTGGCCTTCGCGGTCTCGGGCGATGTCGAGTACAACGACCTGACCTACACCGGCCTGAACCTGAGCCGCACCGCCAGCGGGACCGTCGCGGCCTCCAGCCTGAGCTTCACAACCTATCCCACGGTCAACGCCCTCGCCGCGGCGATCAACGCCCTCGGTGGCGGCTGGAAGGCGGCGGTCGCCTCGAACAGCACGCCCAGCCCCGGCCTGATCGCCTCGACGGAGCTCGTGGGCGTCCGCGAGCCGAAGAACGCCTTCTCGCCGGGGGCCAGCCTCGACGCCTTCACCACGGCCGCCGACTCGTATGACATCGACCGCCGCACCGGAATCATGCGGTGCTACGGCTGGTCGGGCTGGGGCGCAGGCGGCTTCGGCGGCGCGTTCGGCGACCCCTTCGGCTCCTCATGGGACGGCTCGTACGGCCTTGGGGGCGGCGTGCTCGGCTTCAGTCAGTACCGGGTCGTCTATTCGGCGGGTTACGCCACGATCCCGGAGGACATCCAGCAGGTGTGTGCTGAACTCGTCAAACTCACTTATGAGCGTCTGAAGACGGACATGACGCTTCAGAGCGAGACGACCGGGAAGTACACATTCACCGCGCGACAAGCGATCCAGGGATTGCCCGAATGGGCGATTCAGATTCTCACGTTCCGGAAGGACAACTTTGTTTGAGACGTGAACATTTGGTTCGCCACTGTCGTATAAATTGTGCGGGTTTTCCGGCAATTCCAATGGCGCACCGAGGATTCACGATGGACACAACCGAGGCTTCTTCGGCATCTGAACTCAGAGCAATCCAGGGGTTTCCCGGATACTCTGTGACCGACGACGGGAAGGTGTGGTCTTCCAAGAGGCACAGATGGATGAAGACCAGGCCGAACCATTATGGCCACCGCATGGTGATGCTCTCGCTCTGCGGGAACTACCGGCCCTATCGAGTCCATCGACTCGTGCTCTTCGCTTTCCGGGGACAGCCCGAACCCGGACAAGTCGCACGGCACCTCAACGGCAATCCAGCAGACAACCGCGTCGAGAATCTGGTCTGGGGCACGCAGCAAGAGAACATCGACGACAAGTTCCGACACGGAACGATCTGTCATGGAGATCGCCACTACAACGCCAAACTGACCGATGCTCAGGTCGAAGAGATCCGGCGACTCCACGCCGTTGGCCACACACAGACTGCGATCGCGTCCATCTACGGCGTCTCACAATCTAACGTTAGCTCCATCGTTCTGAGAAAAACTCGAAAAGGTTGTTCGTAACTAATGGCACGTTCCCCATCCGCTCGCGCTCTGTCCAACGTCGTCGATCTCTATCGCTTCACCGGGACTCAGGATGCCGACGGGGGCGTGGCGCCCAACCCCTACGGGAGCGCCCTTGCCACGGCCGTCCCTTGCTCGGTCCAGCCCGACAACCCGATCCGGTTTTTTGACGAGGCCATCGGGAGGATCGTCGAGAAGACCCCCTATAACGTGTTCTTCGCCACCGACTACGCCCTGAAGGCCGACGACAAGATCGTCTGGGTCGACGACACGGGGGCCACGCGCAACCTGTTCGTGTTCGGCACCGCCAATGAGGCCGGCAAGGGCGGCACTTTTACCGTCCACGCTGAGGAGCGGACCTGACGTGAGTACCGCGTACCCCGACTTCCCGGCCGCTGTGCTCGGCTGGCTTCGCGCGCAACCCACCATCGTCTCGGCCTTCGCGGAGGATACGTCGTCGATCGCCACCACGAAGTTCTGGGGCGACGAGGCCCGGCAGGGGGTGGCGTTGCCGTGGGCCATCTACGAGGAAGTCGAGGGCGACATCATGTACATGACCTCAGCCGGCGGCGCGACCGCCAGCATCGAGTCGGGCCTGCTTCGGTTCCTGGTCGTGGCCGAGGGAAAGAAGGCCGCTCGCGACCTGGGACGGATGCTCACGCGGGCCCTGAACGATGCCCCTCTGGTCTTCCAGGATGGCGTACTCATGTTGCTCCGTGCCCGCAAGCCTTCCTTTGTTCCGGTGGGCGACCTCGCCCCCGGCGTCCCGAACGCCTACGCCCGGCTGATCGTCTTCGAGACGATGGTCCAACGATCCACCTTGGTCCCCTGACCCCAGAGGTAACTTCATGGCCACTATCGGCGGAACGTCACAACTCTCGGCTGGCTTCAACCAGACGGTCTCCAGCGGCGTCATCACCAGCCAGACGATCCCCGCATCGATCTCGCTGACGACACAGTACGGCAACGGCACCGGGGCGGGTCAGGTCGATCTGATCTACGCCAAACAACTGACCCTGGCGGCGACTCCGACCACGCTGGACCTGACGGCCGTCACCGACCTGTCCGGCGCCTCCGTGAACTTCGCGCGGGTCCGCGAGATGGCGATTCAGATCGTGGACAAGACGGCGGGTCACAACGTCACGCTGGGCAACGCGGCCACCAACGCCTTCTCCGCGTTCTGGGGCGCCACCGGCACCGATGTCGTGTTTGCCGGGTCGATCCGTTACTTCACTGACCCCACCAGCACCGGCGCCGGCGTCGGTGCCATCGTGGACTCGACGCACAAGAACCTCAAGCTTGACCCCGGCGCGAATACCGTCGTCATTAATATTTTAGTTGTCGGGTGCAGTGCCGTTTAACCTACGCCAGGAGCCCCCATGTCCCTCACGATCGCCGATCTGATTCGCGAGTTTCTCGGTCCCCAACCCGACGACTGCAAGCACGCCAACCTCTTGACCCTCGCGCACGCCCTCAAGGGTTCCGGCCCGGTCGTCCGCGATGGGATGGTCGTGTCAGTGAAGGACGTCGGCAACGAGGTCCAGGTGGACTTCGAGCGCCAGCCGTTCGCCAGGGTAGCCGCGACCGAGACGACGCCCGAGCGCGACCCGACCGACGCCGAGTTGGCCGAGCAGTGGAAACTGCCCCTGGCGTCCGACGTGCCGATCCCTGCCCCTGAGTCCGCGCCGAAGCCTGCCCCCACCCCTTCCACCCCGTAACGGGAGTCATCAACAGTGCCTAATATGTTTGTCCACGGCCGCCTGGGCAAGTTCCTGATCGGCGCGACCGACTTCGCCGTGACCGACTTCAACCTTGACTGGTCGGTCGACGACGAGGACATCACGCACACCGGCGCCAGCGGCGCGCAGGTCGTGATCGACGGCATCGAGCGGTTCGAGGGGACGATCAACTTCATCTACGATACCTCGAACAAGCCCACGGTGGCCCCCCAGCAGATGAAGCCGCGGACAGTGGCCACGGTGCACCTGAAGCCCGACGGCGCCGACGACTTCTCGGCGTCGGTGCTCTGCACCAAGTTCTCGTTTAAGTCGGGTCCGAAGGCGGGGGCCGTGGCGGTCACGGTCAACGTCAAGTCGACCGGACCCATCAGTTACCCGACGAGCTGATCTCGTGGACTTACCCTCCGTTACTAACGCTCCCCGCGAACTCTCGCTTGCCGGGGCTCTTTTCCGCGCCCGTACGCTCACCCTCGCCGATCTCGGCGAGGTTCTGGCGTGGCTGGAGGATCACCTCCCGCCCGACCCCGAGCGTGACGGGCCACCGTTGTTCTCGTCGGAAGCCAGCCGCGTGGCACTCGCGTCCACCGAGGGCCTGGCGGTCGTGCTCCACCTGTCGCTCCTGTCCTGCCATCCGGACCTGACCCGCGATGAGGCCCGGGCGCTGGCTGCGGGCATGACGCCCGAGGACGAGGCGCGGCTCATGTCGATCGCGTTCCGGCGTCGGCCGAGTTACGCGAAGCCCGGCGAGGGACCGCCGGCCAAGGATCTGGCCGAGGTCCAGTGGGGCCTGGTCGTCGAGGCGCTAACGCAGCATCGCGGATGGCTCTATCCCGAGGTCGCGCGGCTCACGCTTGACCAGTACGACAACCACGCGGCGAAGGGCGAGTTGGCGGGGCCGGACACGCTCGACCCCCGCGATGTGCAGCGAATGTGGGAAGAGGCGGTGGCGAAGGACGAGCCGATCCCGGAGGTGTTGCCTTAGCCTGTCCTTCGGATCGGCCAACCCGGCAGATGTCGGGCGACACGTACCCAGGCTTGCCCCGTGCGGATGTTGCTGATCCCGGTCGCCGAGACGTTCCATCGCTTCGCGATAACGCGGTCGGCGTCCCCGGCGAGGATCTCTTCCCAGATCTTGGGGATGTCGTCGTCCGTTAGTACGGCCCTGTTGTGCGAACCGTGGCTAACCGCGTCCTGCTGGTTCTCCGATCTCGTCCCCCACCGCAGATTATCGAGACGGTTGTTCGCCGGGTTGCCGTCGCCGTGGAGACACTCCATGCCCTCAGGGCAAGGCCCGACGAACGCCGTCAGGACGAGCGTATGGATCTTGGCTCGCCATGACTCGGTGCTGCCGTTGCGGTAGAGCAACACGCCTCGGTGCCCCGTATTGATGGCGTAGCCGATGCACTTGAAGGTGTTGCCGATCGCTCGCCGGCCCTGCTGTCCGCTCCCAGCTCCCCACCATGTCCGGACCCTCCCGTGGTCGCTCACGTCGTACCCAGGCCAATCGGCGATGGGAAGCCAACGCTCAATCTCGGGGTCGAATCCGGGATACAGGGTGCGAACGATCGCCATGCTTGGGATCTCCACGTGAGTGTTGTTGCCTAGATGTTATTCGTTGGCGAAGCGATATTGTTCACGGCAAAACCTGAAATTTTGAACAGGACACCCATGATTCACGAAGCCGAACGACGCTGGGCGGACTGGCGATACGGACAGCCGGTCGATCTTCCAAATGGAGAAACCTGGCACTTCTACGAGCCGGAAACCGTGGTCTGCAACAGCAAGCCGGGGTGGACGTTCGAGGCTCCGACGCCCGAGGTTGACGCCGAACTTTCCCGCCGATTCGAGCGGCTGATTGGGAAGTGGGGCCGCGCGAAAGATGACGCCGAGCGGGCTTCGGCCATCCTTGAGGCGGCGTGGTTCCTGCTCGCGCGGAACTACGCGATCAGCCGTCAGGAATTCGAGTCGGTTCTATCGCTCGCATCGTCCTGGGACGAGGGGCGTCAGGAACGCCTCGGCGAACATCTCGTCAAGGTCGTCGGCGGCGCCTGCGTCGATGTCGCGGCACTGATGGGGGCGCCGAACTAATGGCCCAAGGAGAGAAGATCGGCAGCGGCCATGTCGACATCGAAGCCGACATGACGCAATTCGACAACGCGATGAACGCGTTGCCGAGGCGGGCGTCGTCCAAGATGGACGCCGCGATGAAGTCGCTCCAGGCGCAGATGGCCCGGACGAAACTCGACCTGAAGCTTGCGGTCAACCAGGCCGCCCTCACCGGCAATACGGCGCCGATGGTGGCGCTGACGGGCTTACAGGACCGGCTCAAGGACAAGATCGATGCGGTGACCGCCGCCGCGACCCGGCAGGCCCAGGCCCTCCAGGATGCGGCACGCGCGGCGGTCGCCAGCAGCGTGGTTCCCCAGGGGCCGAAGGATCCTTTCGCCGTCGCCATCGACAAACTCCAGCAGGTGGGCAGGGCCGGCGCGGCGGCTGGCCAGCAGATCCGCCAAGGTGGCATGAGCGGCGCGATGGGACTCATGGTCCTATCACAAACCATTGATGATATGCAATATGGTTTTCATGCCGTTGTCAACCAAATTCCCATGCTGGGCATGGGGTTAGGTTCGATCCTCGGGATGTCGTCCCAGGCTGCGATGAAGTTCGGCGCCATCGCGGGCATCGCGGCCGTGGCCATCAACACGATCATCAACCACTGGGACCAACTGCTCGGTGTGTTCGGCGCCTCCCCGGAGATCCTCAAACTCACATGGGAGGGCATTTTCGGCGAGGCCAAGCACAAGGCCATCACTGCGATCGATGCGATCGAGGCGCGAATCAAGGAGCTCGAGGACAAGCCGCACCGCGTAGCGATCGAGGTCATCGAACTCGACGCCAAGAAGCAGCAACGCAAGGAGATGAAGGAGGGGATCCAGGCATTCGAGCAACTCGGCAGGGCCCAATCACCCTTCGAGAAGCAGTCGGGCGAGAAGGTGGCCGCCCTGTTCTCGGGCATGGACGCCAGGGCCGCCGACTCCCTGAAGGCCAAGATGAAGGAGGCGATCGCCGGGGAACTCGAGAAGACCTCCGCGACTGTCCAGGCGGCCGACACGAAGAAGGCCGAGGCCGAGGCAACGGTCGCGGCGATCACCAAGGCCATGATGCGGGAGGGCAACTCGGCTGAGGACATGATGGCCCTTGGCCAGCAGATGGCCAAGGCCGAGGCTGAGGCCGAGGCTGCGGTCAAGGCCGCGCAGGACATCCGAGCCGAGATCCGCAAGACCGGCGGCGAGGCAGAGGCCGAACTCGGCAAGATCTTTCACAAGGCCACGAAGGGCAACGGCGATGCACAGGCCGAACTCGCGCGGCGCCTGAGAGCCTCTGGCGCACACGGCCTCGCGAACCAGGTCGAAGCGCTCTCTCCGGCAGCCGCAGCCGACGCCGCAAAGGAAAAATTAGACAGGGACGCGAAGGACCGGCGGGATAAGGAGACCGACGCCCTCAACAAGCAGGGCGCCGAGAACGAGCGGGACATGCTCGAGCAACGGGCGGCCGAACGCTCGCAGGAGGCAGCGCGGTTCGCCGGCGCCCTTCAACCTCGCCTCAGTGGCGAGATCCTCAAGCCCGGCGGCATCTCCGGCGAGGACTTGCAGGCCAAGGTCAAGCAGGCTCTTGAGAAGGCCGGCGTCGCGGCCCACGACATCGGCAAACTCGTGGACGAGACGGCCAGGAAACTTCGCAGGGATGTCGAGGAACGCATCCGCGAGAAGCAGATTGGGGGGCTTACGCTGGAACAGGCCCGAGGCGCCGTGCTTCGGGAGGACAAGGCCAAGAAGGAGGGTCTGAACGCAGGCCAGCCCAAGGTCCAATCCACCGAGGATTATCTCCGGCAATTCCTCGTCGCCGGAGGTAAGCCCAGCGATGACATTCGTGGCCTCTCCGAGGCGCAGCTTACCGAGCAGAAGAACATGACCGAGCTGCTCAAGGAGATCAACGAGAACCTCGCAAAGAAGGAAGCGTCCAGGGCCGCCACCTTCGGGAGCAAAAGGTCATGAGCGTGATCATTGGCGGCGTGGCATGCGAAGAGCTTGTGGATGGCCTCGAAGAGGGTGTACGCGAGGGGGGACCCTACGCGGTCAAGAAGTACCTGTGCGATTGGGGCAGCCGCTACCAGTTGGCGAACGCCTTCCTCGGCCTGGTCAACGGCTCGGGCGGCAAGACCCCGTCGGTGACGTTCCAGAAGCCCCAGCAGTACCCCGAGAGCCGCAACATGTGGGCCAGGGAGATCGCGATCAAGGGCGTGGGCCAGCCGACTCAGGGGCCTTTGCAACTGCAATTCCCCAAGGCCATCATCACGGTCAATTACGGGGTTCCCCAGTTCGGCTACCTGCAATACCCCGACCAGAACCTCGACCCCTCTAAGCCCTACATCTACGCCACTCAAGAGATCCATTTCAGCCGCGAGATGGTGGCAATCGATAACTCCTCCTGCACGCTCGCCAACGGGCATTCGCTCAACACGACAATCCCTTACAGTTTCCCTCTGCCGGTGGCGAACCTGACGATCCAACTGCACAAGGTTCCTTATCTGCCATGGGCGCAGATCTGGGACAGCATGCAGAACCCCTTGAATGACAGCACGTTCCTCGGGGTCGACCGCGGCTACCTGATGTTCAACGGGGCCGACACCCACGAGGAGGCATCGACCGATGGGACCTACGTCCAGGAACTCACGCTCAACTTCTCGGCCCGCGGCATTCTTGCGTGGGACGAGATGTTCGACCCAGATGGCGTGAGCGGGCCGCAGATCGTTTATTACAACGGCTCGGGGATCATCGGAACATCGGACCTGTCCCTGCTGATCCCGACCGCCTACGAGGGATCCTGAGTCTCACGATGAAACTCCCCCGCGTCAAGCCTGGCGACGTCGTGGCCGCCGAACTGTTTAACGCCCTGATCGACGCAGCCAACGGCTGCGGCATCACCGTCGGACCCGGCTCGGGCTTGGTCCTCTCCTCGAACCAGCAGGGGAGCGTGCTCAGCACGGCCATCCCAATGTTCTGCTGGGCCAAGACCACCGGACCGATCTCGGGCGGCAAGTATCCGTTTACCCAGCAGCGCCCGGCGACCGGAGGCACGTGGACGGCCGGCAGCCTCACCGGGAACGCCTACGAGGTCAACGGCAACACCAGCGTCGCGACCGGAACCTACATCAAGATCTGGCGGGCGCCATCAGGTGTCTGGCTGTTCAACGCGAGCGCCTGTTAAACCATGCTTCCTAAGATCCCCCACGTCAAGCCCGGCGACGTCATCACCGCCGAAGACTTCAACGCCATCGCCGAGCGGCTCGAGCGGTGCATGAACCTGACCGTCGCACAGGGCAGCGGTCTCGTCATGTCGTCAGGGCCGTGGGGCAAGGCGCTCGGCCTGGCGCTGCCGCATGACATCTGGGGGCAACTTTCAGGCTCGTCGTCGCCGTACTCGTTCGTCGAGGTCATGCGGACAACCTCGAATACCTGGGCGACGTTTGGACATCGGAGCGGCACCAACAACGCCTATGAGATCAACGGCAAGTCGGGACTCAACGGCAAGGTCGTGCAACTGTCGTGGACGCCCGCGGGGGACTGGCGGTTTGTCGCGCCGTGCCGCAATTGCGGCTGCAATCCCGCGACGACGACGATCACATTCACTGTCTACGGATGCTTCGGCTTCGGCTACCCGATCTCCGGCGCCACGGTTACGGTGACGCTCGGCGGTGTGACCGTGGCCAGCGGCACGACCGACGGCAGCGGGCAGTTCGTCGCCAACCTCACGCAGCCCGGCACCTATGTATGGTCGGCAAGCTATCCCACGCTGGAGACGCAGACTGGTGGAGTTACAGTCACTTGCGGCAACAATTACGCCGTCTCGGCGACCATGTTTGCGCCGCCCACCTCTGTCTGCTGCTGCAACACCACAGCGATCCCGCAGACGCTCTATCTGACGGTCCCCACGCTTGGAACCGTTACGCTAAGTTACGACAGCAGTTCTCAACACTGGTTGGCTACGCCGACCATCACCGTCACTGGAAATAGTGCCAGTGGCGCCTGCAACACCACGATCACGGTCCATGTGACATTCAGCTTGAATAACTGCAACGTTGCGTCACCAGTCCTTGCGGTCAGTTGGGACACGGCACAATGCCCTTGTCCTGGTGGCTCGTGGCTACCCTCGGACGTGATTCCAGGCGAGTTTGACACTTGTGATTGTGCAACTAACTTCTCGTTGCCTTGGCCAAACCCCTGCGCCGGGCTGGCCACGCCCATCACATTTTCCTTCCCCGCGTCCGCCGATCCCGGCAGTTGCGATGGAGGGACTTGCCCCAGTCCCCTCGGCGCCGGCACAGCCACCCTGAGCCAGTAAGCCCATGCACGACCGCTGCGAGCATTGCCCGATCGCCCTCGATCAACGCTGTCTGGGGACCACCGAGCGATTCCATCACATGTGCGAGGCGGCGCGGAGCGGCGACCCCGACCGGATTCGCTACGTCGTCGAGCGGTCAGCGATCGGGGACACCCAGCCGCCAAGCCTCGCGTCCCGGGCCGTCTCGTTCGTCTCGGCCGTCGTGGGACACGTCGCGGCGGGGTTGCCGCAGGCCAGCGAGGAGGACAAAGCAAAACGCCTGGCGATCTGCCAGGCGTGCGAGAATTACGACGGCGGGGGATGTCGAGCCTGCGGATGTCCGGGTGCGGGCCTGGCCATGAAGCTCGGATGGGCCGACGGGCGATGCCCAATCGAGCCGCCGAAGTGGGGTCCTGTCGAGCCGGCTACTTGACCTCGCGCTGGCCGAACTGAGCCTTGTAGAACGGCTGCCCCGGATCATCGATATTGAATCCCTCGCCCGGCAGGATCGTCCCGTCTGTGGTCGTGTGCGGAATCGTGTCGAGCGTGTTGGTCACGACCATTCCGCTTTTCGCATTGATCGTAATGAGCCGCCGGTCTCCCTTGAGCATCGGGGCTGCGGGCAGAGCACTGGCCGGCGGATAGTGGCCAGGGCCAGCGAGTTGATACCCGGCGTTGTTCGGGTCATTCTTCGCGGCGTCGACATCCATCGGCAGAAGGAACGGAGGAGCGGGATTGGTCGGAGTCGGCAATCCCCAGACGGCTCCGACGGGGTAAACGTCGTTGCGGTCAGCCAGCCAGAAATGCAGGAATGGGATCGGGCTGGCCGAGGTCGGCGCGGAATAGACCGTCGTCGGAATGACCTGGCCGCTCGGATTGAGCATGATGTCCACGAAGAGGGAAGCCGGATCGACCGGGAGCCGCGAGCGCTCCTGCGTCATGCTCCAACTCGTCGCGTCGACGACGACCCCAGCCGGCAAGAGAACCTCGCGCGCCCCGGCCGTCGGCACGGGGCGGCGCTGGATCGAGTAGGGCTGGTCCAGCACGGCGTCCTGCCAATGTTGGGATAACCAGTTGTTCGTCCCGGCGTTCGATGGGGAGACGTTGCTGCTGTTCGGTCCGGAGTCGAGGATCGAGGCAGCGGCGGCGGCGATCGGCCAGATCTCGACCTCCCACTCCGACAGATCGTCAATGCGCTTATCGGGCGGGCTGAGTCCCGTGGCATTTCCGTCGAAGCCATCCCAGCCTGCGTCAACGAACCCATCATGATCATCATCCTCGCCGTTGACGAGGAAAAGGAACTCGGGATTGCCGTTGGCAAAGAACGCGAAACCGCCCGCCGTCACCGTACAGTAGGTCCGGGTCAGCGGTGGCAGCGTGCCGGGTGGTCCCACGTTGACGAAGAGCTCAGGGTTATCGCCGGTCGTCCATGGGCTTCTGACGCAGGGGCCGACGACGGTAAGAGCCCGTCCAGTCCCCCCGACCTTGATCTTGTCGCCCACCCGGATGTTCCAGTACCAGTTGACCGGGGGGTTGGGCAGGCCGCCGCTCCCAGGCTGCCAGGCAAAGCCGCCCGAGTAGATCGATTCCTCGATCATGAGCACCCTTGATGGCACCCCAGGGTCAGAAGGAAAGTAGGGGTAAGTCTGGCCGGGGCCCGTGGCACGGGGATACTCGGATGGGAACCCATTTTGACTCGCACCAAAGGGTAGCGCCGGGCCAATGTTGATCTTGCCTTCGATGTAATCGGGCGCCGGCTCAATCGGCACGATCCGGTTGTAGGCCAACTGAAGTGAACCGGCCGCCGCCGTCCCCAGGGCCGGTTGCGTGAGCGTAGGGTCGGGGACCAGGCGGATCCCGCGCGGCTCGTTCTGGCGGATGGCCGCGTCCCTCGCCCCCGCAATCGCCCCCGTCAAGATCTGAGCCGCGTCGGTCACGCTTCGCCCGGTCAGCGAGTCGCGGATCAAGGGCAGCGCGACAAGCGACGTAATCAGAATAATCGCGAGAACCACCAAGATCTCAACGAGTGTAAAGCCGGGTCGGTTGCGGCGGAACATAACTCGCACTCCTGTTGCCGTAGGGTGGCCAGCCGAAGCGGCGCGAGAAATAGGTACGCATCGCGTCCTGACCATCCGGGTGGAAGATGGTCAGATTCCAGGGGAGTGGCCGGCGCGGAAACTGCCGGTGGTACGCTGCGGCGAACGCCCCCCAGACAACAGCGGTCCCCAAAATCGAGAGCAGAATGATCCCTTGCCAGTCGATCCCCTGTGATGAGTTTTTCATGGCAGAGTATTCGCTCGACGGCTCAAGGGATTACGGCCTTCCGTGAAAGTGTAACACCGGCGTGATGCGCCAGGCAATGCACAAAAAAAACTGGAGCCTTTCGGCCCCGGCTGCAACCTGAACTTACGTGCACGCTTCCGGCGACTACCAAAGCACCTCGTCCAGTCACAGAATCGCCCTCCACTTGTCCCGCCTCCAACTGGTAAACTAGAAGGAGCCAGGAAACCCCGCTTCGTTGCCTCGGGGTGCCATGATGGGTCGAAAGCCGGATCTCAAGCAAGTCGACGCGGCTGCCGACCATCTCGGCATGAGCGATGCCGAACGTATCGAGTTTGGCGACTATCTGGAAGAATGCAAGGCGGCCGGCGACGGCGGCTCCAAGAACGACCGGCGCGACTACATCTGGCCGGAGTTGCTGGACAAGGGCCGGGAGTTCCTCGAACTGACGCGAGGCGAGTCATGATCGAGGTCGTCGATCTCAAGGAAATCCGCTACGAGTCCCACGACCTGGCCGATCTCCAGTCGCTCTTGAAGCAACTGATCGGCCAGGCGTTCCGCTTTTTCCGCGTCTCCTACGGCGACGAACTGCGGCTTCACCTTGGCGACCTGCTGACCCACCCGAACCCGAAGTTGGCGAAGCGGCCTCGCGGCTCGTATGTTGTGGGTGCCAGGGCCTCCTCGTGGATCATCGACTCCTCGCCCCTGTCCGCGTTGCTGTTGAGCGACTCGCTCACCGCGCCAGGCCGTGAGGGTTCGATCAATCGCGTCGACATCAAGCAGGTGGAAGCCGGGGGCTATATCGTCCCCGGCTCGATCGTCCGCAACGCGACCGCCGACCAGTCGGCCAACGGCTTCTCGCTCCAGATCACGTTCACGGACGGCTCACGGGCCATGATCCTGCCGGACCCGGCCATGTACGAGCATGTCCCCGAGGGCGAGACACCATCCCAGGGCGAGGCGGGCACGGACATGGAGATTTCCGATTGGGAGATCCTCACGCCCCGTTCTCGCATCCTGCGGGTTGGGCCAGGAAACCGCTGGTGCTACCTTGACTCCGAGAAGTGGAAGGGCGAGTAAGAATCTCGCCACGCCACAAAAAAGGGCCGGAGCAATCGCCCCGGCCCTCGCCACATTCACCAACCCCTACCGATTCGGCACCCGCTCACGACGCGACAGCCGCAACCTCCTCCGTCCGCCCCGCCGTCGCCTTGGCAACCGCCTCGCGCAAGTCCCCGACGACCTCTGCCCCCGGATGCACGGGCGTCCCGTTGTCCCAGGACTCCAGGAGCGCCATCGCGGCGCTGAGCAGGTCGGGTGCGGCGGCCGTCAGGTGGGCGTTGGCCCGGAAGTCGGGACGCTCATTGGGGATGAGCGGAGTGTACAGCAGGGCTACGAGTCCCGTCTTGTGGGGCCGCTCGATGCCGTCCTCGCCCGTGACGGTGGTGTGCGTCACGAGGTCATCCGCGTAGACAAAGCCCTTCTCATCGACAGACCACGGGCCGGGGGTGTGTCTGGTCTGAATCGCAGTTCTCATCATCGTCGCTCCCCTAGGTTCTCGGGGGCCGCACACGCAGCCCCCATGAAGTATTGGCCCACGAGGGGCCGTGCGTTACAACGATTTGGCCATCCACAGCCAAGCGGCTACCACCTGGCCTCGGTCAGCCCCCGCACCATCTCCCAAGCCTCGATGGCCGCCGTCCGCTCCTCATCGATCTCCCGGGCGATCCGCTCGGCCGCGATCGTCAACTCCAGGTAGCCAACCCCCGGCAGGAACGCCACGGATTCCGGCCGCTCCCACGCTGACAGGGCCGCCCACTCAGCCTCGGTCCAAACTTCCAGGGCGTGGTGCTTGCCGTCGATGACCCAGCACACCCGATGGCGGGGCTGCGCGTCGAGCTCGCGGGAGACCAGACGGAGGCGATAGCGACGACGGCTCACCATGGGCAGTCCTCCCCTTCGTCCCCCGGCACTGCGAAGCCCTGCGCCGCCTCGACCACCGCCCGGTCTGCCGGACTCGGCCTCCGGTGCGTCTCGACGAGCTGGGCCAGATCGCCCATCCACCCCTCACACTGGGCGTCCAGCATGGCCTCCAGCACGCGGACGGCGCTGAGGTTGCCGCAGGCCCGCGCGGTGCCGCAGGCGTTGGCCAGGGCCGCGAACACGCCGTCGTAGTCGTCCGGGGAACCGTCGTTGTCGTGGCTCACCAGCCACCCCCTTCCAGGCCCATCGACTCGTAGTTGTCCGGGGCGCACGAGTCCAGCCAGGCGTCGAACGGATCCTGCTCCTCGTGGGCGTGCTGGGCCCACCACCGCTCGTCCTCGGGGTCGTGCTCGGCCGCGATCGGCGACTCGGGGCACTCGTCCGGGTAGGCCGGCGGGAAGTCGACGGTCGGCTCGGACGGCAGCGGGTTCGCGACGCAGTAGGCATACAGCCGCGCGTCGCTCTCCCGGTCAAACCTGTGGGTCTCGACCGTCGCGCCGTCGCGCTCGACCGTCAGCGTGTAGGGGTAGCCGCCGCACCGCTCGACCGCCTCGGTATCCTCGGTGATCGTGAACGCGAGGCCGTTGTCCTCCCACTGGGCGATGGGATTGAGGATGCCAAGGCCGAACGGGGTGGACTTGGGCGTGCGGCGGGTCGGCTGGGGAAACCGGACGGGCGGGAGCTTTCTGGCGAAAGAACGGATGATGCGAACCGAACTTCCTGCTAGACTGGCGATAGCCATTGGGCTGTCTCCCGTGCATGCGGGTGACGGGGGCGGGGTGTTGACAGCACCAACCGCCCCCATTTCTTTTGGTCGAGACGCCCCGACCACAGCCTAATGATAGCCTGTGGCTATCCACTAGTCAACAGGGAAATCCGAGATTCCGTCTACTCGAATTTAAAGTCATGCCGTATCTCGGCCTCCCCCGGTTGCCCAGTGTGGCTTGCCAATGGAACGCCAATGTGGTATACTTCCAAGTGGGAAAGACATGCATCAATCCGACTTGGGAGGCAGCCGATGGAAGCGGTCCTGAATATGGCCAAACGAAAGCCATCCCCCAAGGCGGAGGTCAATCGTCTCCGTGCGGCGGTCACGTTCATTAGGTCAACGGAGGAATGGAAAGGCTGGATTGAGAGGCTCGCGGAGCACGACCGGGCCTCGAGCGTTGCGGAATTGATGGACCGGGCCGTAGTCCAATACGCCAAGAAGGTCAAGTTTGATGAGCCGCCGCCCCGGCGGTGAGATCCGATTGCACCCGTGGAGTTGCCTCGATGGCGAAGAGAGCAGGAAAGGTGAGCAGGCCGGTCCAACTGTCGCTCTGGGGTGGATCGCTTCCGGAGCCAAGGGCCTTGGGTGTTGAGTTCGCGCGATTCTTCTTTGACTCGAGCGCCGTTCGGGTTGTCGTGGTCGGCGGCAGACTGTGGTTTGTCCTCGCCGACGTGGCCAGGGTTCTCGGCTACAAGAATGCGGCAGACGCAGGGAAGGTCGTGAGAGATCGCCAAAAGGGTATGCAAAAAGTGCATACCCCCGGCGGAACCCAGGAAATGCTCGTGATTTCCGAGGGTGGAGTGAACCGACTCATCAGTCGGAGCAACCACCCCAAAGCCGAAGAGATCCAGGAGTGGATCGAGGAAGAGGTCATCCCCTCGATCCTCGCGACCGGCTCCTATTCGATGCGGACGAAGACGAGGTCCGATCGCATCGCCGCTCGCCTCGGGTGCGACTCCGAGACCGCTGACGTTCGGTGCGACCAGTATTCGACCAACAAGGCTACGCACGAGAACATCCTGGCGGCCGGCGGTGGCGTCCGGGATATCGTGGCGTGGTACGAGGTCGGATATCAGAAGGAGTTCGGGAAGAGCACCAGCGAGCTCCGGTCGATGGTGGGGGCGCGTGAGGGCCAGACGCCTCTGGACTTCATGAGCTTGCTTCCGCTCTCAATCAATCAGCACGCCAAAGCGCTCGCGACCAAAGTCATCGAGGTCGCCGAGAAAAGCGGTATCCGCGTTCCTCCTTCGGATCGTGCCTCGATCCTTAGCAATGTCATGGAGGATGTCAAGAACCAAGCTCTCGAGCGGTTCTCTCCAGCCGCTTGCTTCGCCGTCATCGAGGATCCGAAACGGGGCAAGGTGATCGACCTTGTCATCCCGGCGATCGCCTCCTAAACCGCTCCCGGCGCACGGACGCGCCTCCCTTAAACCGGAACCCGGGTTCCGGTTTTCTCCAATCGGAGAACAGTCGTCGCCCATAGGAGGGCAACCATGAAACGCGGTCACTATCGCCACATCGGCAAGCGGCTGACCTACCAGCGTGTCCTTCTCGCCCTGCACTGGCTGTCCCACGACGGCCTGTTCAGCGAGGCGACGAACGCCGAGATCGGCCGGGTCGCCGAACGCTCCCCGGACACCGTAGACGGCTACCTCACCGCGATGGAGACCGAGGGGACGATCGCCGTGTTTGGCCGGCGGAACGGCCTGAATCGGCGGGTCATTGTTATTCTGGGCCATCCCGAGACGGAAACGTTCATCCGTTCGCTCGGGATGACCAACCGCCTGTCCCGATGGGACTGGGCGCTGTCCGACGTGAAGGCATGGAACGAATAAACGAGGAAGGCCCCGGCGTTGCAGCGCCAGGGCCTTCGGTGTGCGTCCCAACAAGATTGACCCTTGCCAGGACTTCAAATGCATTCTGAGAGGAAGCCGCCGAAGCGTCAAGCGAAAAAGAAGTCGAACGCCAATGTGCTGCCCTACTGTGCCGTCCCAAAGGGATTGCTCCGCGACCCCGAGTTGATCCCAACCGACAAGGTTGTCGCGGCTCTCATCCTGCCGTGGCTCAAAAAGAAGCCATCCGGCTACGTGCTCAACTCCGTGCTCGCCCGGCAGGCCAACCTTGACGCACGCTCGGTGCCTCGGTCGATCAACCGGCTTGAGGCTACCGGGTGGTTCCAGGTCGATCGTGGACCCGCCCATGAGGGCCGCCGACGCATTACCGCGCTCTGGCGAACGAGCGACGGCCTCAAGGCGATTTTGGAGCGTCTAGTCCGCCTCGGGGTGGACGTTGGGGATGACACCCATGTCATGGAGAGGATGACACCCATGTCATGGAGAGGATGACATCCATGTCACCCAAACCCCATAGAGCCAACGCCAGAGATAAGAAGCAACGGATTCAGTTAGAGAGTGCGCCTTCCGATGGAGCGCATGAAGGATCTTACGCATCCTCGTCCGCACTTGTTCCCGTTGTTTCCGAGGAAGCCGAGGACGGAGGCCAAGCGGCGATGCGCCGGGAGATGGCCGACCTGGCGCGGCAACTCGGACGCATGGAACACGGCGACATGACCGCCAAGGGCGTCGTGGATCGCTTCGCCACCGTGAGCCTCAAGGTTGTCCTGGATGGTGAATCGAACTGGGAATACCACTGTCACGTCGGGTGGGCGCTGTTCTTGGGCCGGCTTTCGGTGGCGTCGTTGCTGGGCATCATCAACGACTTCTCCGTCAAGCACGACAACCTTGAACTCCATCACGAGCCTGGATGGTATGTGAGCAAGGTTGACCCGTTGATCCTGCCCGAGCCTGACGAATCGCTGACTAACTGAATCCCCTCCCCACCCCCCCGATCCGCGATGAAAAGCGAACACTTCTGTGCCCGCGAGCGTACGCGGGGCAACTGTACAGCGTTGGTTGGTGAGAAAGGTGTAGGTCACAACGGTATGGCGTATCGAAACTGGCAGCTCGACAGCCACGGCTTTACGCCGCTGATCCTCCGCGACGTCCTGGAGCCGTGGAAGATTAAACATTCGTCGGGGCGGCTCTTCAAGCGCTGGAAGGCGCGGTGTGAGCGGAGACGCGCCAGGCGGGATCCCGAGTGCCCGCCAGGGTACGGAAGGTACGACGGCTATGAGACGTGAAGACCAACCCCACCCCAACGGAGCCTCACCTTTGTCATGGGCCGCAACAATCCTCCGCCGCCTTCGCGCTCTCGCCCAACGCCTCCGCCGCCCCCGCCCAAACTTCTTCGCCGGCACGATTCCGTTAGCGGTCATGCGGGATCTCTGGGGCCGAACGCTCGAGCGCTCGATTCCGATCGAGACGACGCCCGAGGAGTGCTCTCCCGATTCTGGTGGCTCTGGATGCTCCCCTGGGGTGATTGAACTCCGCACGGCCTACGAATGGACGTGTGACAAGTGTGGCCGAGACAACTTCGCCCGCGCGGTGGTCCCCGAGAGCCTCGAAGGACTGCTGCCCGACGACCTGGACCCCGAGGACTTCGAGGGCGGCGAGTGGGTCATGAAGCCCGGCACGGTGACGTGCCGTCACTGCGGAACGACCTATGAGACAGAGGAATAGCACGCATGAGCGACCGCCGAACACCGCCCCCAGACTTCGCCGCCGCACGCGATCGCGGGTCGTGACAGGTCAGGGCTGTTGTTCCCTCCGTTCGGCCTGGCGCTTGCACTCCTCTGCCAGCCACGGATACGCCTCCGCAATCGCCGCAAACACCTTGGCCGAGATATCTGCCCAAGCCAAACCGACGCCGACGCGGCCCCGCACGTCGTCCAGGTGCTCGTCGTAGTGCGTCAAGTGGTGGCGGATGTAGTTGACCGTGATTCGCTCCAGGAACTCCGGACGGCTGTTGCGGCTGGCCGGATCGAAGTCGTGGCCCCGCTCGAGGAGCATGTCCGTCTTCCAGGCGTTCCACGACCGGATCGCCCGATCCGTCACGGCTTCCCGGTCAAGCCGCTCCACGTCGATCTTAAGCCGCTCCAGGCGACGCTGCATCGCGGCCTGTTTGGTCTCCACGGCGCGTGCGGCAGCCGACTGGCGTTTCCCAGCCTTGCGGCGTGCGGCCTGCCATAACTCCGACGCCTCGATCGCCATGACTCGGGCGGGGTCGTAGAGCTTGCGGGGTGGGCCGGAGCGGTAGTGCGGGTTCACGGCGGTTGCGTGCGGCTCGGGAAGGAATCGCTTAATGAGGGCCTCGGTCCAACCCCGCTTGCGGAGGGTGGGTGTGCCGTACATCGGCGGGGACTGTCGCTCCAAGTCGGGCATCGGTCCTCTTCTCCCTCTAGACGGTCTCATGGCGTTGCCACTGTGGCCTCATCGAGAAGGCCGACGCCGCTCGCGAAGGCCAGGGCGGCAGATGCAAGGCAGGCGGCATCCATGGAGCAGATCACTTCGACCCCTTCCTCTTTGGCGGGTTCTCCTTGATTGCCTCCGCGTGGAGCCGGTCGGCGTCGGCCTTGCCTTGCTCCGCGATGACTCGCGAGCAATAGTCGGCCATCGACTCCCCTGTGTACCCGGACGCGATCCTCGCCCACTTGATCGCCTCGTCTGTCAGCCTGACGGGCGTTGTCTTCGGACTGCGGTCCATGATTGCTGCCCCCGACTCACTATCCATCCTGGGTGCTCCCACGAACAAGAGTGTAGTCACTGCGTCCACTGCTGTCATTATAGGGCCGTGGAGCACGGTAGCAAGTCGCTACGAAATTTTCAGAAATCCGGGTTGACTATCTGTAGCGAGGCGCTACAATAGAAGCGTGGACGGGACGAACAGCTGACCGTAAAAGGAGCCAGCCATGACGACCGCGACCGCCAACCTGATCCATGCGTGGGAAGACGCCGGCCACGGCAAGGCCCCGTTCCGCATGCTCGCCGTCATCAGCCTCCCCGGCCCGTCGCTTGCCGAGAAGAACCCGATAGGCTACGCCAACGCAGCTGCTGCCGCTGCTGCGGACGCCAGGGCTCACGGCGTGGCGTGCGGGACGTGCGATGTGTGCGGGGCCGGGATCCTCCAGAACTTCGTGATCCGCTCGGCGGACGGTAAGCGGTTCGTCGTCGGGTGCGACTGCGTGGCGAAGTCCGGGGACGCCGGGCTGATCGACGGGGTCAAGGCCCTGAAGCGGAAGGCCGCTCGCGAGGCGAAGGAGGCCCGTCGCCGCGAGGAGTGGGAGCGGACCCGGCCCGAGCGTGAGGCCCGCGAGGCGGAGCGCCGGGAGCGGGAAGCCCGCGAGGCCGAGGCGCAGGAGGCCCACCGGGCGAAGATGGTCGAGGCCAACCTCTGGGTACTCAATGTCCTGGACCGCACGCCCGGGGACTTCGCCGCCTCGATGGTCCGGGAGCTGGAGCGCCGGCCGCTGCTCGACCTGTCGCCACGGTGCCTCGAGATCATCGGCGAGATCTATGCCAAGGCGAAAGGTGGCCGCCGGGGGAGCAAGGCGTTCGACGCCGCCCTGGTGGAGTTCGAGGCCAAGGCTGATATTAAGGTGTAAGTCGACCCCCGACGGACCCCTGCCGGGGTGACCAGCCCCGGCCCTCACGAGGAACCTGGCCATGACCAGGACCAAGAGCCGCGAGTTTCGCACCATCATCTTCCACGGCGTCAACGCCCACCCAGCCCTGCCGATCACGTTCCCGACATGGAAGGCGGCCGACCGCGAACTCGCCCGACTCACCGAGTACGCCCATATCACGGGCGGCCACATCGAACAGTACGTTCCCGGAATCGGATGGGTGGTCTGCGACGACGACCCCGACGCCGAGTGATCCCCAACCAAGGACAGGGGCGGGCGCCATGCCCGCCCCGCAGCGAGGATCACGAGCCGATGCCAGCGAACAAACTAACCCCGGCCGGCGTAGCGGTAGCGCCGCCCTCTCCCGCCGAGAGCGTGGTCGACCTGACGCCCAAGCCGACGGTGTGGCGGAAGTCCTACAGACGATGAGGAGTGAGCGATGGAACCGAAGTATCCTAACGTGATCGTGCGGTTGGACGGCGAGGACGGCAACGCATTCGACATCATCGGCCGCTGCTGCCGTGCCGCGCGGCGGGCCGGTGTCCCGGCGGGGGAGATCGCCGCGTTCCAGTCCGAAGCGATGGCCGGCGACTACGACGAGTTGCTCCAGGCGTGCATGCGGTGGTTCGAGTGTGAGTGATTAGGGATCGACTGATGACCCACGAAGAAGCCTACGCCCGACTCCGGGGCCGAGTCCAGGAACTACTGACGGCGGTGGACCAGGCCAGCCGCGAGAAACGCCCGCTGGAGGTCTACCCGAACTCGCGACACTACGATGACCTTCGGGAAGCCCTGTTCCTGGCGCGGTGCTCGCAGGAGTTCCGCGATGCGTTCGCGACAACCGAGGCCGCCCCCGCCCTGCAATTCGAGGGCGATTGGGCCGAAACCGACTGACACACTCTCGCCCGCCTGCCGGACAACTACCGGCCACGCGGCGCCTTGTTAACCGAAACCACCCTTCCGCTGAACACGCCTGCCCCTCCCGCCGCCTTGTTCCCTTCCGCGTTAACACCCCACGGACGCCCGCCTCATGCTCATCCTCCTCACCCTCCTGGGCCAGCTCCCCGCCGCCGAAACGTCGGCACCCGAGGTCTATGTCGCCGACGTTGTTCGTGTGCCGTACACGTCGCCCTACGACACCACGGACGCCACGGTGTACGTCCAGGTCGAGGTCGATCCCGATTGCTCGTACAGCGTCAACGTGGGCACCACCGGGAAGCCGGTCGCCGTCGTCTGGCACTACGACCACAACGTCCGCATGAGTCTCACGGACTTGCAGCCGGGGACGCGAGTGCGTCTGACCGGGCCGAGCGTCTACCGGGCCGAGCAGGTCGAGGTGATCGGCCTCGGGCCGCTGGCGATGGAGGTCGCGGTCGAGGAGTTTGTCATCGCGCAGGTCGGCGGCAGGCTCACGGAGGGGCTGTCGGTGTCGGAGATGGCGGTCGCGAACGCCTTGGCATCGCCGTCGTGGCTGGTGCGCGATTCGGTGGCAAAGGCCCTGGCCGAGAAGGGCCCGCGTGTGCTGCGGCTGCTGTGCTGGATGCGAGCGGCCCGCGATCCGGAGGTCCGAACGCGGGCCGAAGGGTTGTTGGCCAGGCTGGGGTGGTCGCGTTAACGGTCTCGGGCCAGGGGCATCAGCACGTGGCAATACGAATCCGTGGTCCGGAACACGGCCGCATTCTTGGAGTCGATCAATTCCAACGCAGTGGGCACGTTGTCGCCGATCGCCTGGAGAGCCTGGAGGGCATACCGAGAGTCGAAGGTGATTTCCAACGCCGACCCCTCGAAGCACGTCACGACCTCGATGGACGCACTGCCCACGTCGGCCGATTGGCTGCTGAGCCTGAGAACGCCGTCGGAGAAACGCCAGTCGATGCCCCGGGATTCCTCGCTGCAAGTAATCCCCGCCTGTTCCACGGCTGTCTGGAGGTCCGCGAGGTCTTCAAAGTGAGCCTTGATCGTCGTTTCGCTGGGGAAGACCTGGCGGTAATAGGGGAACCGGCCCTCAACGAGCCGGCTGTAGATCGTCGCCGATTCGGTTCGGAACAGCACCGCCTTGTCCGTCGTCGCGACGTGGACCGGTGGCCCGTCGTCCTCGAGCACCTTGTCCACGAGCTTCAGGGCGCGGGCCGGGATGACGGGCAAACCCGCGATCGTGCTGTCGCCGACCGCAGTGCAGGACACGACCTGCTTCGCCAGCCGCCGGCCGTCCGTGCCGACCATCGTCATGGACTGGCCTTCTGACTCAATAAGGCAGCCTCCGAGCGCGTATCTAGTGTTTTCGACATCCACGAAGGGCGAGCAACGCCGGATCATGCGCCGCAGGTCTGCCGCCGCAACCTCGTGGTACGCCGCCGCGTCGAAGGTCGGCACGCTCGGGAACAGGCTCGAGTCCTCACTGGCCAGGGTGAACTCCGATCTCCGGCCCGAGATCCGCACCTTGTCCCCGTCCACCCTGAACGCGATTTCGTCGTCGTCGCTCGTGGAGAGGATCGCGCGAAGCCTCGTGGGTGCCAGCAGGAGTTTGACCGGGGCGTCTGCATGCACGCCGATGAGCCGGTGCCGGATCCCGACCTCCAAATCCGTGCCGATGATCTCGGAGCCGTCGGGGTCCAGGGACAGGAGCACATTTTGGAGGACGGCGCGGGGCGAACGCGCGGGCACGACGGGGGTTACGGCTACCAGTGCCGCCAACATGGCAGATCGGTCCACCAGAATCGAGCCGGAACTGATCGCAGTCATTGTAGGCATGGCTGTGCTCCTAGGAAGAGGAAACCGGAGGCCGCCTCGGCTTTCCGTGTGCATCGTACAGGGTCTTGGACAAAACCTTCTCGATGGGCCAGTGCCGCCGATACCTGCTGTAGATCGTCCTATGATCCATCTCAAGATGGATGGCCCAGTCCATGATTGTCATCCGTTTGCCATCGTGCTCGATGTAAACGTTTCGGGCTTGATTTCGGTTCTGCTGGCCAGACGTGGCCCAACGACAGTTGCCCGGTTCGTAATCGCCATCGTTGTCAGGATAGCGGTCCAATGAATGCTTAGGGCTGGGCCGAGGACCCATGTCCTCAACAAATGTCTCGGCCGAGTTCTTCCAGCGATCGCAGACGCGAATGCCCCTGCCGCCGTAGCGTGGATAGGATTTGCTGTTGGGGTTGTAGCAACGGTCAAGCATGTTCACCCAGGCGTCGAATTCCGGTCTGCTCGAGAGGCCGTGGGTGAGTTGGGGTTTTCGTTGCCTGGAGAGTTCCCTGCTAAGACAGCCGCAACTTTGCGATCGGCCGTCCTTCAGTAAGTCCGATCGGACCTCGCGAATCGTTCCGCAGTCGCACTGGCATCTCCACAATCGGCCCCTGTTCGTCTGATTGGGTTCGGCGGGCGATTGCTCAAGAATAACCCATCGGCAAAAGCGTTGTCCGGATAGAATAGGCCGATTGGCCCATTTCCTATTCAGGCACCCACAGCTTCGCGATTGTCCGGATTGCAATTGATCAAGGCGGATATCGCGTGTTGTCCCGCAGTCACATCGGCAAGGGCAAACCCACCTGCGACACTTCCCGGTGGCCATCGGAACTGTTGGGCCAACGACGACCCACCGACAAAAGCGCTTCCCCAAGTAATCAGATGGCTTTGGTGGGTTTCGGCCAATGCAGCCGCAACTTCGAGACTTGCCGCCCCTCAACTGACCGACACGGACATTTCGCATTACTCCACAATCACACTGACAAAGACAAATCGGCGTTCGTCGGCTGGGCTCCTGAATGAAGGCGACGGGACCTATCGCAAGCCATCTCCCAAAACGCCGCCCAATGACCCCAGATTGATCCACGACGCGTGCCGATGTAGAATCGCCCTGCATGGCCAGCCCTCCTGACAGGGTGTTGGTTGTGAAGTGGTCGGCCGGGGAGGTGAGAACTCCCCAGGCCGGCCCACACATCCTACCAAATGTTCACGTCAAGTTCAAGACAATCCAGCCTGACATTTTGAATCATCGTTGCGATCGCGCGGGGATTGCCGATCCGACGGCGGTCAGGGCACCGAGCAACGCCGATCGATCGATCAGGATGCCAGAGGCGGTCGCGGTGGTCACGGGTGGGAGTCCTCGGGGTGGATCAGTCGGTAGAATTGTTGTCGTGCTCGTTCAACGCTTCCAACACTTCAGAACAGCCGTCGTCGCCGGTCGTCATCCTCATCGCCTCTCCCCTCGTTAAGCGTCATCCTCCATCATATCGACACCAACGCCACACTTCAAGCTGAGCCGCCTCGCCGGCACCCTGTCAACCCCCACCCCTTCCGCCCCGGACCCTCACCTCGGGAGACCTCCCCATGGCCGCCGATCCGGAACCGCGCCGCGACCCTGCTACGCCCGAGACCCCCGAAGAGTTCGACGACACCGCCGAACTTGAGGCCGAGTTCGACGCGGTCTCGGCGTACGACTCCCACACCGAACGACTGGGGGTCTACTCGAGCCTGCTCCCCGTGCTGCTCCCGCCGATCGGCACGGGCAAGATGCCCGAGGCTGGGGAGGAGCCGAAACTGGACCGCGACGTGCGCCGCTACCGCAATTTCGCGCTGGTGGCGATCTTCGCCGACATCCGCCGCATCGCGGGCGACGGGCTTGAGTTCCGGGTCGACGGGGAGGATGCCCGATGAGCCACGTCAACACCGGGCAACCCCTGCCGGCCGAGAAGCGGCGGCTGATTCTCGAGGCATTCGACCGGCTCGGCTCGTTTACGGCGGTCGAGCGGGAGACGGGGATCCGACGCAGAACGGTCAGGAGGTATGTGCAGGCGAGAGAGCGGGGGGAGATGCGGCGGGAGGATGTAATGCCGCCGATCGTGGCCGAGTTGCTGAATGCTCGGGGGCCGACGCCTCCGGCCGCCGAGACGGCCCGCGACTACGTCCACAAGGAAGAGGGCGACTCGGCCCACGTCGAGTACACGAGCGACAAGCGGATCTGCACGCTCGAGGACGCCCTGGAGTACGCCGAAGTTGACCTGGCCGTCTGGCGGGTCGATCGCTGGGAAGTGGTCTCGTGGGAAGTGGGGATGAAACTCCGCTCCTTCGACCGCGGCAAGGTGACGCACGAGCAACCCGTCAAGAAGAACCTCTGGCGGGTCAAGCTCTACCTCAAGCGAATCATGTCGAAGTCGCTCCAACTGGCGACCGAGGCGGTGTTCGCGCGGATGGAGTCGCATGCGCCGTCCTACCCCAAGCCGCCGACGCGAATGCAACCCAGGCGGCCTCACATGCTGGAGATCGACATCTTCGACGCTCACTTCGGAAAGCTCGCGTGGTCCGAAGAGTGTGGGCCAGGTCAAAACTACGACCTTCGCACGGCCGAGATGCTCTACCGGAACGCCGTGGACGACCTGCTTGCGCTCGCGGCCGGCTTCGAGATCGAGCGGTTCCTGCTCCCGATCGGCAACGACTTCTTCCACATCGACTCGCTCCGCAACCAGACGACAGCGGGCACTCAGGTTGACACGGACGGTCGGTATGCGAAGATCATTGAGATCGGCGAGATGGCGGTGATCTGGGCCGTGGAACGACTCGCAACGCTGGCCCCGGTTGACGTGCTCTGGTGTCCGGGAAACCACGATAGGTTATCATCCTTCCACATGGCAAGGACACTCAAGGCGTGGTTTCGGAGCATCCCCGACGTGACCGTGGATTGCTCGCCGAAGGTGCGGAAGTATCACCGCTACGGGACGACGCTCATCGGCTTCGAGCACGGCGACAAGGTGAAGCACGAGAAACTTGCGGGCCTGATGCCGCTGGAGATGCCACACGACTTCGCTGAGACGACCACGCGCGAGTTTCACGTCGGTCACCAGCATCGCGCCAGGAAGTTGGAGTTCGCCAGCCTGGATACCCACGGCGGGATCCCCGTCCGCGTACTCCGGTCGCTCTCGGCTGTTGACCAGTGGCACTTCGAAAACGCTTTCGTGGGGTCGCTCCGAGCGGCGGAGGCGTACCTGTTCTCGAAAGAAACGGGATACTCCGGTCACTTCGTGGCGAATGCGAGGCTTGGGGGATGAAACTGGCAATCTGCGGCCCGGGACGCGCCGGAAAGGATGAATGTGGACGTTGGTTCGCAGAGCACACCCCGCTCCGCTACTCCAAGTCCACATCGCAGGTAATCGCCCCCTTCGCCGCCGCCCATCTCGGCCTCTCCGTCGAGGAAGCCTTTCGCCGCCGCCACGAGGACCGCGACCTCTGGTTTAAACTCGGCTGCGAGCTGCGCCGCGACGATCCCGCGTACCTTGCCCGCGAAGTCCTCAGGGATGGTGATCTCGTCGTCGGCGTTCGGGACCGCGCGGAGATGGAGGCGACGATCCGCGAGGGGCTGGTGAGCCTCGTCATCTGGATTGACCGCGACGTGCCGGTGGATCCGACGCTCACCTATGGGCGAGAGTTGGCCGACATGGTCATCGAGAATCGCTGGTCGCTTGCGGACCTCCGCCGCCGGCTCGATCGGATAGCGAGGGCGTTGGGCCTGGCAGCCACGGAATGTCCCCGTCCAGAGCCTTCCGCATGCTGTCCACGCCCGTGACGAGCGTCACGTCGCCCTGCCTTACGAACGGCTCGACGCCGAGATACGTGTGGAAGTGGTACGATCGCACGGGACACGGCGGTTCGATGGGCCGAGCGAGTCGGGAGGCCAGCATTAGCCGGGCCATCCGGTCGGCCCATCGCAGCCCCTTCACTTGGTTGCGACAGGACCAGACGCCATACCAGATGCCATCGGCCCGCGCGACGACCCCGGTCGGGATGTGGGGGTATCGTACGACGGCGTAGTTGCGAGAAACCATCATCGTCACCTCAATGCCCGATCCGCCTCGCCAACTCCCTACACCAGGCCATCCCCAGACCAAACATCGGCAGCAGCGTGCAGGCCAGGAAGGTCTGCACGGGCAGCCGGGCGATCAGATGCAGTAAACTGGTCACGATCCGGCCTCCCCTAGGCTCTTCGTCCGCATCCCCGCGATGAACGCAGCCTGTCCCTGCGTTTCCAGCGCCGCCGTAGCCGCGTCGAGCTCGCGGCGGAGGTTGGCGTTTTCGGCCCTGAGGCGGGCAACCTCGGCCTCCAATTCCCTGCGTTCCCGCTCCGTCTTCACGGCCGCCCCACGGATGATCTCGGCGATCCGCTCGGCCGTCAGCACTTCTTGCCCGAGTTGGCCCATGACGAGCGCATGCATCGCGCCCCCGAACATCTCGATGTCTTCGATCAGGTCGGACTCGCGTTCGCGGAGGCGCTCGACCTCGGCGATCAGGAGATCGATTGCGATCGCTATGCCTTCGAGTCCCTCGCCTTCGAGTTCGTCGGACAACTCGCGGAATAATTGCAACTCGCCGTCGCTCAGCGACTCGGTCATGACTGCTCCTTCGCCCGGAACGACTCGGCGGCATTCCGCCGGAACCGGACCTGCTCGAACGCCTCGATCGCCCCGTCCAGCGGGGCATTCCACAGGAACGGCAGGGCGATATTGCACGCGGAGTGCAGGCCGTCGAAGGCCCAGAGCAACTTCGCCAACCCGCCCGCCGCTTGGATGGCCCGGAGCCGCTCCAGGGGGACACCAGCGGTAAAGGTCTCGTCGGTCAGAGGCTCGGTCACGTCGGTCTCCTTCGGGTCATCGCTTGGGGGGCTTCTCGAAGCCGTGGATATCGGCATGCCCCTCAAGGGCTTCGTCTACGAGATCGGCCAGGTCTTTCCGGCGGAAGTTCGCAAACCTCACCAGCCAATCCTTCCACTCGGGGCGCCCCCGGATGCCCAACGCATGCTCACGCGGTCCCTGGGGCAACTTCGGCCGCCCCATCTTCGGTTTCTTCTTGGCCACCGGCTGTTCTCCGCCTTCGTGGATCACGCAAGTCTCCTGGTGACGTTATACCAACGCGGGACAGCGGTGTACGAGATATCCTATCGGATCGGCGCGACCAAGTCAATCACCAAGAGCAACGGTGTTGGACGATAAAATGGATCGCCAAGTCTTGACGCCTTGGAGGCGATCGGTACAATGGATGCAAAGGAGACCCGACCATGCCCCGCAATCTCTGGGAACTCGCCTTTCTCCTCAAGGACATCCGCGACCTACTCGACCACGCGGAGGCCCTCGCCTACGAGCTCTCCGGCGGGTCTGCTGGCCGCGCTGCCGACCCCGAATACGGCATCCCCGAGGAGCCGGCGGTCGAGGGCTGGCCCCTGATGGAGCGGGTCGGCAGTTCGCTGTTTACCCTGCGTGCCGCCGTGGACGCGATCCGGTTGGATGCCGAACTGGTCGCGGCGGTCGAGGCGGAAAAGGTGGAGATGGACGAGTACGAGGCGAGAGCGGACGCAGCGTCTTACTGAGGAGCGAGGATCTAACCAATGCCCACCACTACGACCACGACGTGCGCCCCCGACCTCGACGGCAAATGGCGCATCGAAGTCATCCGCCATTGCGAGCCAGGTTGGCTCGGCCGGCTCGTCGGCCTCAGGGCGAGCCAGACGCGGGAGACGTACATCGGCTCGGGCACCGTTTGGCGCCGCTATCCGACGTTCAAGCGATGCAGTACGACGACCGAGGTGTGGCTGGCAGATCTCTGGGAAGGGGAGCGTTACCGCCGCAAGGCCGCGAAGGGAGGAGCGAGTGCCTGACCCCGCCGAACCCGCCATCGCGATCAACGGCGTCCGACTGACCGACCCCCAAGCCATGACCGTGCGAGTGGCCCTCGAGAGCTTTGCCATAACCCTGGCGACCGAGGGCCTCGGCGCCGACGAGCACGGCCGGCTGATGGTCGCGGCGTACGAGGCCCAGATTCGCGAGATCCGGGCGATGATGTACCCAAAGGAGTCGACGCCATGACCACCTA